CTCGTTTTTCGTATTCCGCTTGCTTTCCCTCAAAATCACCCAGCAACGCGTAAAACCGATCAACGAAAAGCGTATCTGTTGGATCAAAAGACAATACCTTATTTGGATCATCATTAATCATCAGGCGCTTAATGGTTACGTCTGTCCGTAACGATTCCATACTAATCCTCCGGAACGTAGGTTACCCAAACGTGATAAACGGCCGTCTCGACATCCTCGACTTCTACGGTGACCGTCACATGGTTCACGCCTTCCACCCAAGTTGCCGGATCACCAGAATCCACCGGTGTTTCGCCGTTGAGAATAACTACAGTCGCTCCATCCACAGTTGATGTTGCGGTAATCGTATTTGTCGCGTCGGTTGTGCTGGCCGTGTAAAACAACCAGGCTGGATCAAATGTTGGACTTAAAGTCAGTGCGCCTACCGCCAACGTAGTCAGGCGCGCAACTAAGGGCTCGGTGTAAATGCACTGGTTGTCGGGTTGAATGTGCCGGCAACGGAATCACCAATAAAGTTGATCGTGTAATTGATCTTGTTGCTCGCTCCACCGTCGCCACCGTAACTGTCAATGGCAATCGATACAGCCTGCTTTTCGGCTGGCCACGCGCCAGAAGTCTCGGTTTCGTAAAGGTAAACCATTACAATATCGGTTTTGGCATCATCCAGCACTGCCCGCGATTTACGCAACCCATCAACAAAATCAAATACCTCATCACCTTTTTTACAGGTCGCTTCCACCGGCAGTTGTGGACGGTATGATTCAACTTCGGTTGTCCCACTGTCCTGATGGATGTAGGTTTCTTCACTCGTTTGCGGGTTATAGTTGACCGTTCCGGTCGTCACACCGTCACCGATCAACGCATAATCAGCGGTTCCACCAGGTTCGATATTCAAAAACGTTTGAAATTTACTTCTCTTTACTGTATCTGACATAGTCTTTATCCTTTCTTATTCTGGTTCTTCTGGTTCTTCAGGTTCTTCCGGTTTCGGCACTTCATACCGTGCTTGTTCGTACTGTAATCGGCAAGTAATTTGATAAATACCTCTATCACTCTCGCCTTCCTCAAATAGGTATCCCCAGTTAGTTGTTTCGATTAGCACCGGTTTCTTTCCAGTATCCAAAGTGGGGAATATTTCGCTTTCTGTTTGGGTTTCCAACCAATCCGCGAATGCCTCGTAAAAACCTTGATTTTCCAATCGTGCTAGATCATCAGCGGTTGACTCCATGCTTTGAAATGCAAACGGATACTCGCGCAGGCTACCACCATTGATGTAACTCTCAATGATATTATTGCCTGGCAATGGCACAATCGAATACTCAGTTGGCACATTTCCTAGATATTGCACCCACACTGGAGCATCCGATTTGAGACCGGAATAGGTTTTCAAATAGGTTCGTAATGCGGATAAAATGCTCATTCTGAACCACCACCTGCTAGCTTCCGAACGCCATCTTCCCAGTGTTTCGCACGTAACGCTTTACATCTTTCAAACCAAAACGGACCCCGCAATGGGCCTGTAACCCTCCCTATCTTGCGAGGTGTGAAATATTGTTTCCTGGCATACGGTGCGATGTAAGCTACAACGCCTTCACCAGGTACTGTGCCCAAACTACCGCTTTTGACGTGCATACCCGTCCGCATTGGCACAAACGGCTCACCATTCGCCACAACTTCGTTATCAAGCCACTTTTGAGAGCGGGAATAACGTCCTTGCCACTTACGACGAAAATTGAGATTCCAGCGTAATTCGGCTTTGCCACCTTTTGTAATGACGATCACTCCACGCGGCGTTTCAATCTTCGGTGGTGCCATTTAGGATGCTCCAATCTGTAAATGCTGAAGTCTTTCACTGCCATAATCGCGGTCATATACACGCCGTACAGTCACAACATCAGTGTATTTCTTCTTCAACGCCGATATCGTAAACGCTGGGCTGATTGTGTCTGTAACCAGTCCCTTCACCAGTACATCGCCCGCTTTGATACTCAGTATCGAGTTCGAAAACGGCACAAACACTGTAACGTCATCAGTCTGCATTGTTCCGGCAGCGGTAACACGGACAGCGTCCAGGTTTTCCCACATCACACCGACCACCTGAACCCGTGTCCAGCTTTCAGCGCCAGCCACGATGCTCTTCTGATAAACAGTCATGTTGTGCGGTGTCTTCAACTAACACACTCCGCGGTAAAGTAACTCAGTATCAAACAGGTACAGCTTGGCTACGCGCAAAAACTTATCATCATCACTCATTGCCGCTGTTGCATTCTGTACATACGACACAGAATGATTACCGACTCGCTCGCTTGCAATCTCACCTGCACCACCGCTTTCAACTTTATCCAGTTGTTTCACAAGCTCGGCAATCCCGCAGGTAGCGAGTTTGATCTTTTCGATTGTGTCGGTATCCTCATCAGCTTCCATAACAGTCGCCACGCGTCCAAACGTTACCTGGTCAACAATCGCCGATGCCCGCATAGCTAACCGCGGGAACTCAGCTTGAGTAAGCATTGTTCCCAGATAGATATCTTTGTAAAAATCAAAATCAGCGTATGCGGACATCAGTATTTTCCTTCAGAGAGGGATCACCCCCCTTCAAAAGTTTAGAAAACGATCCAGTTAATCACATCAGAAGCGGTTACTGAATAAGCGCTGCCATCTGCAACGGTCAAAATACCAGCGGAAATACCCACCGCCGCATCTCCACCTACCAACCCACCAGAGCGATAGATTTGTACAATGAAGCCTGCTGCATTAGATTTGCCGGTGGCAATGGTAGCTGCATTAGCTGATGCCTCGGCGGCTGTTACGGTATGTACACCAACGGCAGGCAGCTTACTTATCCAATCTGCGCCTTGTCCTAAAACAGTTCTACTCATGCGGTTGCCTCTCCTTCGTAGTAATCCAGGTAGATATTCATCTTCCCGGCTGTTAGCGCTACACCGGCAACGGTAACGGTAATCTCTTTGGCGGCAGTGCCAATCTTGATTCCCGTGACTTCTGGCGTGTTGTTTTTTGGTATAATGGCGTGCAATCCTGCATCCCATGACGTACCGGTTGCAATGGCGGTCGCGGTAATGATGTCGTTAGCCCCCTTCACGCTGATTGCAATAGTAGCCGCATCAGCAACACCGTCCGCGAAAGTTGTATTGACATCCACAACCCCGCCAACGATGATCGCATTGGCCGGAATACTCACACCTGTTCCATGCGCTCCAATGGCTGCGCCGGAAGAAGCATCAAACACCGCTCGCGCAGTTCTACGCACACCATTCCCGTAAACAGTACCAATCGGCGCCAAAGCCGCAAAATTGTCTGCAATGTCCTTCAACCACCCGGCGCCAAAAATCGATTTAAGTTGACTCATTCATCACCTTCTTTCGGCTTATCGGCTTTGGGCTTGGCTGAAACTTTCGGCTTATCAGCTTTGGGCTCCGGCTCTTTAACTTCTACATAACCAGCAGCCTTGAACCGCGCTACATCACCCGGATACTCAACCTCAACAGTGATACCGTCTTTGTAAAGCTTGATCATGACCACCTCCGTTACGATGCTTTAATGTGGCTGTAGATGCCGGTAACTTTATTGTCCTGAACGAAAGCATCATGATAAAGGCGACTTTGCACCAACCAACCGTCAGTAGTTTGGTTCGTATCAGGATCGAAAACCTTGGTGATCTCAAACTTAATCGGTTGTACAACGGCGCTGGGATGCATCAGCAGAAAGTTAATATCGCGTCCGGTTGAATCTGTCTTGCTGTAGCCACCCGCCGAAGAACTTGCACCTGCATCCAGGGTAATGCCCTTGTAAAACCGAGACTGAGGAACTTTGACAACACGCACACCATCCAGCGAACTTATGCGTCGGTCAAATACACTATCATTGGCGAGAGTACGATTCAATGCAGCCTCCAAAGCATCTGCACAGGTTGAAGAAAGATATAAAATCCGTCCCTCTTCCGGAACTTCAGCTTCATCCAATATTGCCTTTGCTTCGTCGATAGCCGCTAAAACGGTAGCTTTGTCCAGTGTAGCCGGTGTCCCAACCTCAGTAATGCCACTCCAGCTCGCATACTTGCTGAACCGGTAAGCATCAATTTCAGGAACAACTTTCGTTCGATAAAACTCGCCAACCAATGTTCCAAACGCCATGCCCAACGTCTCTTCGTTGTCCATACGATCAATCGTAAAGGCGCGACCACGATCTTGACTGAGGGTCATGGTTTCCCACGTGCCGGTAACATCGCCAGCGGGAAAACCGGTAGAACGGCTATAATTGCCCAAGCCAACCATTGAAGTTTTGAATACCTTGACGGCATTTGACCCTTCAAAACCAACTGTCATAACCTGGGCATCCATCATGGACGTCCGGCTTAACATTTTGTAATCTTCATCAAGAATCGCCTTAAAAGTGGTTACTAATGCGATAGAATTTGCCATTCGTTATTACTCCTTTGGTTCTGGTAAACCCGCCGCACGGCGTGCAGCCGCAAGGATCGGGTCAGTCAATATAGTTTTGCTATTACCCCCCGCCACAATTTTCGGAGCGGGAGTATCCGACTCGAACAGGTAATCATTTTCAGTCTTGATCTTGTCAAGCTGGTCTTTCAACCCAACAATTGAACCATCTGCATCGTTGAGTTTTAGTAACTCAGTATTCAATAGCGCTTTGATCGCCTTCGCGTTTTTGCCTTTTGCGACAGTCAAAGCGCCATCCAACGCATGATCAAACTTTAGCTTTTCCAGTTGTGCTTTTGCTTCAGTTTCAGCTTGTTCCGCTTTCGCTTTCCATTCGTCGGCGCTTTTTTTGACGCCTTCGATATCCATACCTTTGAAGCCTTCGATCTGCTTACTTGCTTCGGTCAACTGTGTTTTCAGACCATCACGCTCGGTTGTGATTGTCGCAAGATCACTTTTATGCTTCTCCACGTCTTTACCGTGTTCAGCCATGATCTTGTCAACCAGTTCATCGGTTGCGCTTTCACCTAACAACTTTTTCAAATCTTCACGTTTCATAATTACCAGTTCTCCTATACTCTCCATCCCTACGCTTTTTACGTGGTTGCCTCACTTGGTTGCCGCACCTTTTACGCATCGCGGATTGCGCCAGAGGGAAAACAAAAAACCGCCTGCTGACACACAAGTTTTTCAACTCGTACATCAGCAGGCGGTAAACTCTGCA